GGTTATGGTGTGATGAATGTCAGTATTTAGAAGATGAATGAGAAAGCTAGAGAATTTTATAGATGGCTCAATGCTTGTCCATTTAAGATATGGAAGATTCAGTATGACAGTCATGGAAAAACAACAGTAAGTTTTATATGGGATGGAGAAGATGAAAAAATATTTAATTGAGTTATTAGAAGATGCTATCAATGATTTCTTAGAGTGGTCATTTAAAAGACAAGCAGATAAATTATTTAGGAAAAGAAAATGAAAGAATTATTTATTAGATTGGATAACTTTCTTGATAGAAAGTGGCGAGAAACTTGCGAGGTCTTATTTTATTTGGCAGGAAAAAAACCTGAAGAAGATATAGACTGGTTAAATATAAATAACCAACCAATAATTAAAGAAAAAAAAGGAAAAAAGAATGGCTAAATGGCATGGGGGAAAGGGGTCTATTTATAAACCATATGATAAAGATAAGTTTGATAAAAACTTTGAAGCAATTTTTGGTAAAAAGAAAAAGGATAAAGATGGCGATAAAAGGAAGAAATCCAACAGCAAATGAATCTAAGCATATGGATAATGTTAGTCAACTAGGTTGCATTGTTTGTTATAAAAAAGGATTTAAGTTTGTACCTGCTGAAATCCACCACACAGAAGGCAAAACAAAAGAAGATTCACACTTTAAGGTTTTACCTTTATGTTATGAACATCATAGAGGTGGTAGAGGGGAAGAGCCTATCAGTAGACATCCTTGGAAGCGAAGGTTTGAAAAAGAATATGGTACAGAGGAAGAACTACTAGAGTTAGTAGAAGAGTTGTTAGGTGCTTTATGAAGATTGATTTACCATTAGAAGTTTACTACTCAAAGAATAAGAAGTTCATTCTTAATCTAAACAACTATCGTAATGCCCATTACAGAATACTATCAAGTGCCAAAAAGATTTATGCAGAGAATCTTGTTGCTAGGATAAGCCATCCTAAATACGAAGAGCCTGTTGTATTGACCTATACATATTATGCAAAGAGCAAGAGAAGATTAGATGTTAGTAATCCTTGTTCTATTATTGATAAGTTTACTTGCGATGCTTTGGTAAAAGCAGAAGTGTTAGAAGATGATAGCTTTGAACAAATCAAAGAAGTCATTTATAAATTTGGTGGGGTTGAGAAAGACAATCCTAGATGCGTGTTGGAAATCGCAGCCGTCTCGCAGCGAGAATAAATATTAACTGGTCTATTGTTATCTGGGAGGTAAGATGCTTAAAGACATATTGAAAGAAAAACTAGAAAAGAGAAAAAGAAAGTGGTGGGATTGGCATAAACAGAATCCACAAGTTTGGGATAAGTTTGAAGAGTATACTTTGGAGGCTATCAATAGTGGTAGAAAGAAGTATTCACATTGGGCGATTATCAATCGTATTCGTTGGCATAATGAGATAGAAACTAGAGGTGGGGAGTTTAAGATTAGTAATGATTACATCTGTTTCTATGCTAGATTGTTTCATGCTAGACATCCACAACATAAAGACTTCTTTACACTAAAGCCATTAAAAGAAGAAAAGGATATAGCTATGTTAGAGGTTCATAGTGATAACAGGAATGTTAGCTTTCTTCCTCAATTCAGGAATCATAGCTAGTCGCATATCTCTTTCTAGTTCTAAGTCTCTAAGCATATCTGACTTAACAGTTAGTGATATGTTCTCGTTCCTCATAAGCCTATCTCTACGCTCTCTCCAATTAGATAGATACCTATCTATTGCTCTGACTTGACCCTTAACATTTAAAACACCTTGCATATTGCTTCTATAAGCTGATAGTTCATCAAAGCGTTGTTGTTTTTTAAGCGAATTGATAGTCTGAACAGCTTTGTCAACCTCATTCCTTAATTCATAGAACTGTTGCTGATATCCGCCTGACTTATCTAAGTCTAGTAATAGTCGGTTAAAGACTGGCATCTTACTTAATTGGAAGTTAGAAGGTAGCAGAGGACTCCCTGTAGCTCCTCTAGTGATAGTATCAATAGCAGTTAATACATATCCACCAAGTGTGCCTGTATAACCTCTCATAACATGCTCTATCTTAGATGGAGATATGTTAAAGAACTCTCCCATAACTTTAGCTAACTCATTGGTAGTTGCTCTTGATTGTAGTCCAGCTTCTTTTTTCTGTTGATAGTAGGGAACAATCTCTGTGTTAGTAAAAGTATTTTTATTATTATAGACTTCTGCTATAGGTTTCAGTAATTGTAAACCACCACCTGGTTGGAAAAATGGTATATTTAGTGATGTTTGTAACTGTCTTGTTGTAGTTGTAAGTGCTTCATCTACAGACTTTCTTGTAAATGCATCTTCACCCATTGTCATATCAAAGACTCTTTCAGGTATAGCTTTAAATAGCATACCTACTTCAAATGGAATTGGTATCTTAACTGCATGACCATCGCCTATAGGCATGACCCAGTTATCATCTCTTACTTCTCGTTTCAGATTTTTGTATTCATCTGAGTCACTTACCATCATATAGTAGAGTGCTGTTAAAGATACCAGCAAGCCAGCGTTCAGGGCTGCTCGTCTTAATATTCTTGATTGTACATCCTGGAGCGTCTCTCCTTCTTGTAGTTTTTCAACAGAAGAGTATTGACCAGTTAATCCTCTATACAGAACATCAAGACCCTGCACTCTTGCATTTAAAAATGGTATCGCAGCAGTGATGACTTTGAACATAGGGTCTAATCCACGCCTTCCAAAATTTATTATTTCTAGTGCCTGGAACGCAGCTTCGGATTGAGCTTGTGCTTCTGTATATCCTTCTTCTTTTAGTTTCTTGTAAACTCCTTCGTACACAGCTAATCTAGTTGCACCATCAGACTTGGTTGTTAATGCTCCTAATCCATCCCATACTTTAAAGAAAGCACTAGAGGCTGACATTCCGTTTTCTGGTGTTAGTCCTTTCTGTCTCATAGTTCTAGTAATGAATTGTTTTACACTACCTTCATCATTAGAAAAGTCATACCCACCAAGAACACCAAACTTTTCTAAGTTTTCCATGTCTCTAAACATATTCTTAACTGAATCTACAACAGGAGTATAAGGTGCACCACTTGTTACAGCAGATGATAATGTATCTCTAAGTATGTTAATAACAACAAATCCTGGGTCACGAGTAACTGTATCTCTTAAGATACCTGCTGGAAAAGCTAATATTTTAGTGATTGTTCCTGTATTAACTCCACCTATTCCTTGTATGCCATGAAATAAATTTATATCGTTAACTCTATAAAATTTCTTTTGTCCATTTTCAAAAACAAACATTCTATTAGCTTTGTTAGCTTTTATTTCTTGTGGTGTTTTTAATTCTTTTGCTTCACCTATTAATTCTAAATCTCTTAATAATTTTTGAGTACCATCATTTTTTAATGCTGCTGTAAGAATAGATAATGAGTTTCTTGATATAGCTTCTATTGGGTCTACATCTATAGGTTTTTCTGAACCTTCTATTTTAATAGATAATGGATTATTAGGTAATGAACCTCCTGCAACACTTGGTCCTTGTATTCCAGTATCATCAACCATATTTTTATAGAAAGGATAATATGAAGAATGTGTTTCCCATAGTTCTGCTTGTTCAGGGTCTAACAAACCTTTCTTTTTAGCAAAATCTATTAATTTATTATTCCAAGTTTGATAGTTGTTATAGACTTCTAATACTTCTGGATGTTGTTGTTCTATTCTTTGTATTAGGGCATAGTCCTCTGCTTTAACAGGTGTCTCTACTAACTTTCCTTGGGCATCAAAACTTTCTGCTCTTTTTAATGTAGCGTAAAGTTTAAATACTTTTTCTAAATTTACTTCTGGATTACTAAACAATGGTGCAAGTATCTGTATAAGACCACCTGTTTCTCCATTCTGTAATTCTAAATCTTTAACATTTGCTAATGCTGAATTGCCTTCTATAACATCAGATACATATCCTCTAGTAAGCATACCTTGAAATAGACCTCTTGCTCTATCTGCTAATCTTAAAGCAGCCATAGTTGCTGTATCTGCTGTATTGTTAAAGTATCTTACCTCTTCACTATCTTGTGAAGCTTTCATTATTTTCTTGTCTATTTTGTCTAACTTATCTATAAAGTTTTGTCTAAAGTCTTTGAAGAAACTATTAATAGATGTAACTGGGTCTTTAACAGCTTCTATAGTTCTAGCACCCCAAGACCTATCAGGTTGATATTTACCACCAAGTCTTTCTGATGCTTCTGCTATATCAGAGTCTATGCCATCATATCCTGGTCTAGAGAATGTAGGTATATCTTCTGGAGTTGTAGCAGATAAGTCTTTATTAAAGTCTATAGCAACTTCTAAAGCCATGTCTGAGGCGTTTAGATTGTAAAAAGGTATTGCACCCCTAGGTGTTTGTTTAACTGTTTCTTCAGCTTCTGCTAGAGCATCTGCTAATTTAATATTCTTTTGAGAATTAATGCCATCATTAAATCTTTGACCTCTACTAAATGTAGGTAAATCTCCTGCTTTTAGTTCAGCTATTTCATTTTTATGTTGTTCTATTTCTCTTTCTAATCTTCTGGCAGTAGCATTTCTCATACTACCTCTTTCTTGACTTAGCTGTGCTTCTTTAGAATAAATAATAGATTCTAAATTAGATATTCTTTGATTCTTTTTTTCTCTTGCAAAGTATGCATCATCTGATTCTCTACTAAATGTAGGTAAATCTGTATCTGTATCTTTAAGTTTTGCTAATGTTTCTCTTGGTCCTATACCTCTTGTAAAATAAACTGAAGTAGGGTCTACAATATCTCCATCATTAATTAATCCTTGAATTTTGTCTACAGCATCTTCTTTTGCTTCTTGTAAGTTTTTACTATACAAACCTATAGACTTAAAATCAGTGTCCATATCAACTCTAGGGTCTGTAATAATCATAGAATAATTTTCACCTCCTAGACCACCTGTATCTCTATATATTTCTACATCATATCCAAGTATTTTTCCTACATTAATATTACCTTCAACATATTCATCTTTTTTTATAGTAAATTTACCTATAGGTTCTTCTGCTCTACTAAAGGTAGGTATGTCTTGAGATATTTCTCGTTTACTATCAGGTACAAAAGGTGCTTTTATTCCTTCTGCTTTAAGGTCTAAGGCTGTAGAAGCATTTTTAAGAAATGAAGATAATTCTGTATTAAGTTTTGCAGGTATCTCTAATAATTTTCTAATAGTTTCTACAAATTTATTCCATACACTACCAGTTGCATCTTTGCCTAATGGTATATATTCAAGCATTTCTTGAAATTCTCTATTTGTTAATCCAAAAGTTAATAACTCTGATACATCTTCATTTGCTTGAACTTCATTTGAAAATAACTGATATCTAATTCTATATTGATTAAATGCTTGTCTTAATTCTGTTTGACCAAACTCCATTCCATATCCAAATCCTTCACTTCTTTTAAATTTAAAACCAGTTGAATCTGTATTAATGTATATATCAGCTATTTCTTTTTCTATTACAGGAGCATTATTATAAATAGCATTATATTCTTTAAGACCTTCTGGAGTTTCAATTTTATCTGATAATTTATCATAGAATTTCATTCTATCTCTATAATATTTTTGTATTCTTTTTGCTTGTGTACTTAATTCTTTATATGCGGCTTTAACTTTTAATCCTTTTTTATCAGTTGCAATAGCCATCGTTCCTGAATCAGCAACTCTTGTGGTTGTATTTTCTCGTACAGCATATATTTGAGCTAATGTAGCTTGATGTATTCCTTCATGTAATAGTGTTTCAAAATTTACACCATTACCTCTTCTCCATTTAGATTCATCCATTAATATATTTCTATTGCTATCATTAATAGACATAGTAAATTCAGAAAAATTTAATGTTTCAAAAATGTCAGTAGGTTTTCTTGGGCTAACTTGTCCAAGTGCACGACTATTTATAACTTTTTTACCAACTTTAAGTTTTAAAGGAAATGTTCTTTTTTGTTTTTTTAATGCTAATAAAGACTTGTGGACTTTTTGTGCAATAATTTTGTAATCTTGACTAGGAGAATTATCAACCAGCCACTTCATCATTTTTACAGAATCATAGTTACCTTTAACAGTTTTAGTTACATTACCATCTTTATCAAAAATATCTTTATCTAATACTTTTGCATCTTGCAAACCTTTGAGAATAATATCTCTTTCAGCTTTATATTCTTTATCTGTTAATTTAGCTCTATTATATATAGTTGTTGGAGTTGCAGGTGTAACAGGAGTTGTTGGTGTAGTAGGAGGTGTTGGTTTAGGCTTTGGTATAGTTAAAGGTCTAATGCCTCTAGGCTTAAGCGTAGAAACAATTTCTTCTCCAGGCACTCTATCAATAGGAGGCACAGGTTTATCTTGTGGAATCCTATCTAAGAACATAGTTTTTTCTTTATCACCAAGTCTAGTGCTTCGTATTACATCTCTTTCTCTACTACCTATTCTGCCAGATTCAATATCATTAAATACATCTTGTGCGTTTTTATATCCTGAAGAACGCATAGCTTGACCCATAGACTTAAACAACTCTACTATCTTTTTAAAGATACCTTGAACCTTTGGAGGATTATTAACTAGTAAATCTTTTTTTCTAAATAGCTCTGCTATAGCTTCTTCATAATAAAACTCTGTAGCCTCTGCTGCCGTTCTAGTTTTTTGACCAATATCTGCATAATCAAGTTTAGCTTGCTCAAGAAAAGTTTTTTTTGTATTTGGGTCTTTTTGTTGTTCTACTTGTTTTTTAAGATATTGATATTCTTTTTCAGTAATTAAATCTTTTGCACGCAGAGCATGAATTACTTCATGGTCTAATATTGAATTTAATCGTTGTTGTATTTCTATATCTGTAGCATTGCCATCAGGATTTACAGCATTAAGAGATAAGAAAATAGTATCTGTATTTTTATCATATTCACCTCTAGCTTTTTTACCAGTTCTAGGGTCAATCAACATTCTAGGGTCATACTTTATTTTATCTTCTACTTTTCTAAGAGTAGTTGTAGAGATAATGTCATCACTTATAACAATGCCAGTATCTTTAAGACCCATTTTATTAAGATTTTTTCTAACTTCTTTTGCAAATTTATTAGTTTTACCTTCTTCTAAAGTTTCTGCATAGTTAATTGTCTTAGGTATAACCTCTGCTGGTGGTAGTAATTTTTCTTGTCTTGTTTCTTCTGCTGCTACAAGCTCTGCTATACCTTCTGGTGTAAGTTTGTTTTCTGATGCTTGTGCAGTAAGCCTTGCACCAAACTCTTGTGGTGTTTCATTAAATCCTTCTGCCCTTCTAGCTATATCAAACTCAAAGTTATCTCTAATTTTATAGCTACGAGTTCCTTCTACTTGTTCTGCCCTACCGCTATAAAGTAAATCTTCTAAGAACTGGTCATTCTTACCAATCATAGATAAATCTTTTCTAGTAAATGTAGAGTTATTGCTTTTCATTTCAGCAACAAAGTCTGCTGTTTCTTGTGCAGAATAATCTCTTGGTTTAAAGTCTGGAAAAGTTGTTCTAGAATTGAACTTAGGTAATGAATGTAGTTTAGCCAAGAATAATTCTTTTTGACCTTTATTCATTTTTTTGTAATCAGCAGTACCTGTGTATTGTTCTGCTGCATATTGAACAGCAGGACTATTAAAATCTAAATCAATATTTTTAGATGCTGCAATATCTTTTACATATTTAACTGATGTATCAGGCTGTTGTTTATCAGCAATAATAGATGGTTCGCCTTTTTTTTCTGATACTTGAAATGTTTTTTCTGCATATGCAGAAGTAAAATCATTAAACTCTTTTGTAGTAAGCAAGTCTTTAGCTTCTTTCATATTAATACGAGGCATACTACTCATAGGTCTACCTGTTTGTTGCGTATAATCTTCTACAATTTTCTTTAATTTTTTTTCTGTTTTAGATTTATCAGGCACAGTATTAATTAACTGTTGGATATTTACATCAGCAGCTTTAGTATCTAATACACTTTGACCAATTTCATACGCAGTAGAACTATTAACCATACCTAAGTTATAGGTATCGTTATCTAATGTATCTTTTAATTGAGCTACATCAAAAGTATCTAATAGCTTTTGTTTAGCTATAGATGCATCTGTTTGTTTATCTTTGGTATCTAATACGACAGGACTGTCAGGGTTGGATATATCTATAAGAGAAAATTTATTGTCAGGTGTTTCAATAATCTCTACTTGTGGTTCTACTGCAACTTCTTTAGGTGCAGGTATTTGTGGAACTGTAACTACTTGTGTATCTTGTACTACATCAAGTGTCCCTTGTTCTTGAGCTAGTTCTGCTTTTTTTGCTAAAATTAATTGTTCTTTCTTTTCTTCGGCTCTAAGACCTTCTTCTTCCATTTGTTTGTCTCTTACAGCTTTTTTACCAGCCATACTAGAAACAACTAAATCAGCAGCACCACCGATAATGCCACCAATAGTAAACTCTTCAAACATACTTTCGCCAATAGGAAGCTCATCACTATAGAGTCCTCTAGCTGTTAGGTCTTGTAATATACTTGCAGCTACCTCTTGTCCACCTTCTGCAGCACCTGATTGTAATGCTGATACTAGTTTTTCTTTAGCTGATAGTGGTGCGTTCTTGTGAACCTTGCCTAATATATTAGCAATAGGTAATACTTCTGTTAGACCTATAACTCCACCAAATAATTCAGCAGTAGTTTCTGCTAAACCACTTACATCTTCACCCATCTCTCTAGCCATTTGCAGTCTATCACCCTGTGCTGCTATACCTGTTGGTACTGCTAAAGCTGCTGGTGCTGTAAATGTTGGTGATAGTAGACCTTTAGCTGCTCCTGGTACTTTTGTTAAAGCTCTTCCTGCTAGACCTGCACCTAGGAATGGTCCGAATGAACCTACGCCTTCTCCTAGTTTTGTAGAAAATTTATCAGCATAAGCTGGGTCGCCTGCTAATATAGAATCTTGTCTTAGTTTATCTTGTAGTCCTTCAAGACCTTTGTATAAATTACTGTCATTGCCAATATCAAATAAACCAACAATACCTGTAGGCACATCTAAAGCTAATCCAGCAGCACCTCTTGGTATTGCTTTTACAAATTCTCCTACTTGTCCTAATATTGATGTTTGGTCTAAATCTTCACCATATTTTTCTTTAACAGCAGCAACAAATTGAGCTCTCTCATTTGGGTCAGATGGAATATTATATATTTTGTCATCTGGTGCTTTATATGTACTCATTAAATAACCTTTTAATTACCGCCTGAAACTTTTTCATTAGCAGCTAAAATAGTTTCTCCACCAAGTTTAGGTTGTAAACCTTGTAGTAATGCTATTTTGTCAGCTATAGCCTGGAATGTAGGACCATATTCTTCTACAGTTAAAGCTCCATTTTCTAATCCATCACCAATTATTTTTGCTGATGCTTGTAATTCTTTTAAATCCATACCAGCTATATTTGCTTCAATTTGTGATGCTTGTGCTTGTAATAATCTGCCTTGCAATCCAGTTAAACTTTTTGCATCTTCTCTTGTTTGTATTCCAGTATATACATCAGAAATTCCTGTACCAAGTTCTCCTATATTCTTAGCACTCATTATAGCTCCACCAAGACCTACTAACATATCAGCTTGTTTTTGTTCTTTTTCTTTTTTTATTTGTGCTTGTATAGCAGCTTCTTGTTTTGCTTTTTCTGAAGCTATTTTAGCTTCTTGTTCTGCTAATAATCTTTCTTGTTCTGCTGCTTTTTGTTCTGCTAATAATCTAGCTTCTTCTTTTTCTATTGCTTTTCTTTCCATACCTGATTCAATTAAATTTCCTACAACTAAACTTGGTAAAGCAAGATTACCTGCACCTCTTAATAAACCTTTTGCACTTGGTATTTTTAATGTTCTAGGACCAGTAATAACTTGTTTTATTTTAGCTCCAGTTTTAGGGTCAATAACATCATCACCATACTGTACTCCTGTTTTTAAAGCAGGATTTTGTATTTTTACTCCAGGTTTTGTAATAAAATTTTTTCCTTTTTCTAATAATTTTGGTGCAAATTTTTGTATTGTTCTACCACCTAATCCAACAGCAGCTTTACCTAATCTAAAAGTAGGATTAATAGATGCTAAAGCTAAAGCAGAATTAATATAATTAATACTTCCATCTTCATTTAAAACTTTCATAGCTTTTAAAGTAGGTGCACCATATTGTTCATAAAGTTGTCCAATATTTTTATCAACTGCATCTTTTTCTTCTATAGAAACTTCATTTGGATTAGTAAATGTTCCAGCTAAACTATCTCCACCTAAACCTAAACTACCACCTGTTTGATAACCTGTTCTACCACCAGCAGCCATACCCATTTGAGATAATTTATCTTCTATTATGGAAGCTTTTAATTTTGCTTTAAGTCCTTTTACTTCTGATTCTGGCATATACCTTGCACCAGATTCACCATCTAAAGCATTTAATAACATAAGAAATGGTCTATATTCTTGTAAAGCACCTTCACCCATTACAAAGTTACCTTCTTTTAATCTTTTATATTCTTCATCACTTACAACATAATCTCTTGGAGTTAAAGGATAAGTAAATCTTTCTCCTTTTTCATAATCACTATATCTTTTTTTATATCTTCCTTCTTTTTCAAAAATTTCTAGTAATTGTTTGCCATAATCATCAGCAGCTTCTTTATATTCTGTTTTGCCTTTATTTTTATATCCAACAATTCCGCCACTAGCCATCATTTGCATAGGAGAAGGCGGAGCCATGTTACCCATATCACTTGGTGGGAAAGCATCTTGTGGACCAGGTGATTGAGCCATAGCTCCTTGTAAACCTTGTTGACCTGCAAACTCACCTATTACTTCTTCAGCAACAGTTGTTTCAGGTTTTGGTTGTTGAGCTTCATACATCTTTCTCATTTGATTACGTCTTTGTATTTCAGACAATACTAAATAAGAAGGGTACATAGAGTTTGGGTCTTGTGACATTTGCACAAGTTGTTGCTCTGGAAAATCCTCTAATTGATTTGATAGTTCTACTAAATTTGCCATTAGCTCATTCCTCTATATAAACCTAGTCCTTGTAATCCAGCTCCTACTGCGGTCTGGAATAATCCTGGTTGTTGTTGATAGGTACTTATTTGTTGTTGTGGTGTTACTGGCACACCTCTTAATAAACCAGCTAATTGAGTTAACTGTTGATTAGAATAGTTTTGTTGTCTCAAAAAGTCTTGATATCCCATATCCATAGATGCTTGTTGCATTGCTCTATTACCTTGACCTATGCCTTGTAATGCAGCAATTCTTTGCCTTACATCATCTTGTATATCTCCACCAGCACCTCTAAGAGCGTCTACAGAGGCTAGACCATAACGCTGTGACATATCATAAGCTGATTGTCCATACTTCTCTTGAGCCTGCCTAGCAGCTTCTCTGGCTTGATAAGCAGCAATGTCTTGTTTGCCTTGTTCTTGAAATGATTTCTCTGATGTAGCGTATGCACTTTGCATAAACTTTTCTTGAGCCTGTCTGGCTGCTTCGTTTTGTTGTGCTGCTGTAAGACCAAGTTTTGCTGCTTGTTGTTTTGCAGCTTCTCCAGCTTGATATCTTTTTAAATCTATATCTGCTTGTTTTTGGAAAGAACTTTCTGTTAATTGGAAACCACTTTGTCCAAACTTTTCTTGTGCTTGACGTGCAGATTCTGTTTGAGCAAATGCAGACTGTCTATATTGTTCTTCAGCTTGTCTTGCTGCTTGATTTTGTTGTCTAGCAGTCATACCCATTTCTGCTGCTTTTTGTCTAGCTGCTTCACTTACTTGGAAAGCTTGTTGTTGCATTTGTTCTTGTGCTTGTCTAGCTTGTTCTCCAGCAGTAAATTGTTGTAAACCAAATTTAGAAGCATCTAAACTTGATGCTCTTTCTGCTGCTAATTGTTGTTGTGCTGATTGGAAAGCTGCTTGACTGCCTTTAGCTTGTATATCACTTAGTTGTGTACCTAAATTACGCTCACGTTCTGCTTGCATAATAGCTTCACGATAACCACCTAAACCACCAGACATAGCCGCAGCATCAGCAGTTTTATCACCCATCATTTCTGATTGTCGTGTTGCTTCTCTTTTTTGTATATCAGTTACAGCTTGTTGATATGGAGACATAAATCTATTTATGTTTTCTTCATATCCTAACTGTTGAAATTCTGGTCCTACTTGACCTGCTTGATAACCTGATTGTCTTGCAAATGGATTATATGTAGAAAAATTATCTTGTGCTTGATATCCAGATTGTAATCCTCGTGCTTGATAACCTGGTTGATATGATTGTGCATCATAAGCTTCTCTTTGTTGTCCTGCTTGATAACCTGAACCTACTAGTCCAGCTTGGTAGCCTGAACCATATCCTTGTGCATCATATGTATTGCCTAAGTAATCAGCTTGATAACCAGACCCATATGGTCCACCTAATTGTGCTGCTCTTTGTGAAGCTAATTGATATTCTTGAGGAGTGCCAGCTTGTGCATACCCTCTTGTCATTGCTTGTGATGTTAGTTCATCAGGAGAAAAATAAGCTAATCTTTCACCTTGATAAGGTGTATAAGGTTGATTAGATTCAGCTTCTCCTCTTTTAAGAAGTCGTTCAAAATACGGTTGAACGTATTCTGGTAAATCTGTTTGTGTTACTGTTGTTTCTGTTGGTGCTGATGAACCACCACCGCCTTTAAAATATCTCATTATTCATTGTCCTCAAATTCATATTCAAAGAATACTGCTGTTTTTTTCCAATCTTCTCTAGCTTTAATCCAGTTCCAAAATCCTTCTCTACCAACGCCTTCTATACCTTTGCAATCATTAGCTTTTGCCCATTTGTAAATAACTTTAAGCCCTCTATCAGCCCAGTCATTCATTTTCTTACCAGTTACATGGTCAATGTTTAACATTCTTTTGCCAGTCGGATATTGATTTATTTTTGTAATAGCACATCCAACAATGTCTAAACTACCTTTATCAAAGATAATCCATAATGAAGCTCTATTATTAAGGCAATCATAAAATACATCTTTAGGTGTACTTCTACCATTAGAGCGTTTGCAAGATTTTTCTAGAAATTTTTCACATTGTTCCCATACAAGAGTCATCTTATCGCTAGGCATTAACGATATTTCAAAACCTTCTTCTGCTTCTACTTCTATTTTTTCTGCTACTTGATTCATGCTGGTAATACCTTTTGTGGATTAAGTGGTGGAGCTTGTGTTGTTCCGCCAGTTTTAGCTTGTCTAACTCTATCCATCATATTATATAGTTGTTTAGAGCCTGCGTCTGAACTACCATCTCCTAACATAGATACAACATCTGCTGGAACTATAAACTCATCTTGCGATACAGCTATCTTTTCTTTATTGCCTATAACACCTGGTAAGTCATCAGCCATTCCGCTATTGCCATTACCTTGTATTAAGCCTTCTGTTTGTGCATCTGGATTACCTGCTGCTTGTTTTAAGATTTTATCTCTTAAGAACATAAACTGCTCAGCACCATATTTTTCTACGAAAGCATTGATTGCATTTTCATTATCAGTCTCACCAAGAATAAACATAATTACATCTTGTGTTACTGGGTCTTGCATCATATCTGTTTGACCGCCTTCTTGATAACCCATTGCTTCTACAGCTTCTCTACCTTTTTCTGTTTTAGATAAAGCTTCTAAGCCTTCATTAGGTAAGTCAGTATCTCCACCTGCTGCAAACATAGGTGCTCCAAAGATACCGCGTCTACCACCACCTGGTCCACCAATGGACATAGTAGGAGGATTATTACCTTTTTGATTAGCTGGTGCTGCTGGTGTAGGTACTGCACTTATACCACCCATAGCTGGTCCTGATGGTATTTGTCTACCAGTATTACTTGGAGGAGCTGTTGGTCCTGAAGGTAAATTAGCTACAGGTAATATTCCACTACCTAATGGTCCACCACCTGTTACTGGTATACCACTAGTTTGAGGAGGTTGTGGTTCTTGACCTATAGGCTGTGGTGTAGTTACTGATTGAACAGGAGGTGCTATAGGAGGTAGTGCTATAGGATTTGCTATAGCAATTCGGTCCCTATTAAATCTATCGCTATCATTAGACATTTTAGGTCCTTTTAACAAATTATCTATACTATTAGCTTGTAAACTACTCATTGCTGCTTGTTGGTCTAAAGCACTTTGTGACAATGGAGTTCCTATAGATGCTAATTGTGCAGGAGCGAGTCTAGCCATATCATCTGTAGGTGCTGGTTCTGAAATAGGCACTGCACCAAATTTTCTATCTAAATCATAATTACTAATTCTATCTATAGACATAGGTGGCTCTGGTCTTTTCATAGGTGGAGCCATAACAGGTGGTATAACTGGTGCAGGTGGTTGAGGTCTACTAAAGTCAGGTATTGTTACATCTGCTCCACCTTCAATAGGTATTGTTACTGTAGGAGGAGGTGTATTTATAGGTTCTATAATAGGTTTTACAGGTTTAGGTACTGGTCTATCATAAAAACCTGGTGTTCCTCCAGGATAATATACAGGAGGTTCTACTGGTCCGCCTACAGGTGGATTAATAATAGGATTAACAAAATCATCTGGTGGTGCTATAGGGTCAGGATTTTTAACAGCTCCTTTACGACCACCCCCATCATCTATTGGTGGGTCTATAGGAGGTGTTCCACCACCACCAGTTCCACCACCACCAGTTCCACCACCATCATCTGGAGGTGTTTCTACTGGAGGTACATATGGTTGATATGGTTGATAAGGCATTGGTTGTTGTGTAAATCTTGCATAAGGATTTAAAGTTTGTTGCATTTGTGGTACACCATAGAATCCTTGATAGCTAGGTGATTGCATAAATGGATTGCCATATCCTGCAAATTGAGGAGGTTGTAATTGAGGTTGTGGTCTATAGCCTCTACGACTACCACCCAAAAGACCACCAAAGCCACCTCTTCTTCTAGAAGGTTGGCTATATCCTCCTTGATAAGATTGAGGATTTTGAAAATTACCTAATGGGTCATAACCTAAAGCTGTAGCACTTGGATTCATGCCTTCAAAATAAGAATACTCAGGCATAAAACCTGGCATAAAACCACGACCTATTGGTCTAGTTCTTCTTCTTGGAGGTGTACTATAAGCATTAAAACCACCACCTATACCATTTAATCCACTATAATCACTTTCATAACCATATGGAGCATCAGGTACAAATTTATCTTCCATCATACCACCCATAAAATAACCAGTTCTACCACCTTCTTTCATTGGTATTTGTTCAGGGTACATTTCATACATTCTTCTTTTGCGTTCTTCTTCATCTTCTGTAAGTTGAGCCATTTGTCTTTCAAACTCTTCTTGTGATGCTATAACGCCTGCTGTACCTGCTGCTGTTCCTGCTGCCATTCCAGCAGGAGTCATTGCTGCTCCTGCTAAACTTTTCATACCTGCATCAAAACCACCCATTTGACCTGCTAAGTCAGGTTGAGTAAACATTGATTTAAGAGATTCACCTGCTGTTATACTTTTATCTAGTGGTGGAGCAACTGGAGGAGTTACTGGAGCAACTGGTGTAGGCATTGGTCCAACAAAACTTGGGTCTACTGGTGGTGTTGCTATTGCTGCATCTACTCCTGCTTGTGTTCCTTGTGCTACTCCTTGTAATGCTCTTGTTCCTAATCCTGCTGTAAGTCCTGATAGTAATGCTTTAGAACCAGAACCACCTGTCTGTGCATATGTAGCTAAACCTGCTCCTATACCTGCCATAGCTCCTGCTGATAAACCAGTAACACCTATTGCTCCAAGAACTGTAGGTGCTAGCATAGAGCCTAATACAGGTGCTAAGAAAGGTAAGAAAGCTTCAGGTTGTCCTGTTTCTGGATTTATAGTTAAAGGTACAGCAGATGCTAATCCTTTTACTTCAGCAGGATTAACATGAAGAAGCATAGAATCGCCAAAACGACCTTGAGCTGCTACATTTTTAGTTTGTTGTTGAATGTCCATTATCTATCTTCCTCTGTTGTTTCGCAACCAAAAAGACTAAAGCTTAAGTGTTCTGCACTTGCATACACTTTTACTACATCTGTTTGATTTAATGTTATACCAATTACATGAGCTTGTGTTGTATTTGATGTACTTGTTACATCATAAAACAAATACTCTTTATTACTTGTTGTAGCTCCTGCTACAGATACATTTATTCTATAACTATGATTACTATTATTTCTATTGCATATAACTATAGAACTTATAGTTGTTTGAGTCATATCAGGAACTGTATAAAGAACTGTTTCAGTTGTTGCAGCAGGTGCTGATTGTCCTAAGACTTTTAAATTATCAGACACTTTTGCCTCCCATTAATAAAAATTGATGCCTTTTAACACTTTTACTTGCTACAACGCTTTGCATTTTTTGTAATTTATCTATTTCTATAGCTAAATCTTGTACTGCTTGTTCTATAATTCTTCTTGTAACTGATTCATCTGTCGTATTATATTCTTGTTGTGCTAAAGGTAATGCTATTGTTTTAGGATTTGCCATTATCTTTTACCATCTGGTCTTATATCTAATCTTAAATCACCTAGTCTCCAACCATAATCAGCAGATGAATTAGATACTTTGATAGCACATTGCCTGCTTCTTGCTCTAGTATTTGTAAATGTAGAGTCAGGAGTTACTGATACTGTTGATAAGGTAGACAAATCTTGTAATGGATAATCTCTACCTTTAATTGTTATTGTTACATCATCTGTAGTAGATTGTTGGTCCCTAAATTCTATATCAGGTATTATCTTATTTACTGCCATATATTTTTCTCCATCTGGGTCTAAATCAAAATCACTTGATTCAATATATGCAGTAAAGTCACTACCATCATTACTATGTCCTACTTCATGTGCGAACAAGTAGTTATTATTATTTGTACTACTATTTTTACTAGCTGCTATAGGGTTATTTAATATGTAAGCTTCATCCCATGCTGTTCTAACAAAATCATCTGTTGTAGTGCCAATAGACCAAACTTGTTCTAAATAGTTATACATAACATATTTATCTACTTCTAAACTATCTCCTGATGGATAAAACCACATAATTTCATTAGCAATACTATTAACTGCACCAAACACTTTAAATGCTTGACCTTGGTTTAAATCACTTAATACATAATCTAATACAGTGCATGGTAATCTTTGTGCACTACCTGCATATGTATAAAATCCGCCATTATCCATAAAGTAAACTTGATTATTAGCATTAACTGCTGCATTAGGAGATATTAAAGATGGACCATTAGCAACTTCATTAAATGAAAATACAAATGGTGCTCCTACAAATCTCATAGAAACTATACCTACATCAGTCCATATAAGTATTTCTTGTCTTGTTCTTAAAGCTCCTATTATAGTAGAACCCATTGATAACTGTACTCCACCAGCTTGATTAGTTGCTGTTGGTGTCCAGTCAGTAATACTTTCTGTATCTGAAAATCTAACTAATAAAGGGTCTAAATTAGAAGAGCCTATAGGATTACATCCAAATGCTATAACGTGTTTGTCTACATCTGAAAGCATAATTTGAAATGTTTTTGTTGGCACATTGCTAGCACCACCTAAACTTGTAACATTTACTGCTCTGTTATTAGTTCCAGATGATTCATCCCAATAATAAATACCATCAGACCTAGGATTTAATATAGTATCATCACCAAAATTATCTATTGACCATAATCTTAACTGATTACTTGACACTAAATTACTTGTAGAACCCCATGTACTTGCACCCCATGTACCTGCACCCCAACCTGTAGATGATACATATACATCTAATCCAGAATTTAATTGATAAGCTCCATCTACTCCAGAGCCACCATTACCAGTATCACTAGAATTAGCTGTCGCTGTAGCTGTAAATGTATAAGTATTAACACTAGGTACTGAATTTATTTGATATTCTTGATTTAAAACTGTAGCTGTTATATTACCGCCTAGACTTACAGCCTGACTAAATGTAACAAAATCTCCTGTAACTGCTCCATGGTCAGTATCAGTTGCTGTTATAGTAGTGCTGCCATCAGTAGCAGAAAAAGTAATAGCATTAGTCGCTGTTTCTCGTATGGGGGTAACATCATTATAAGTCCCTCCTTCTAATACATAAAATTTTTGATGTGTTCCTAAAGTAATATAATCTGTACCTACAGAAGATTTGTATGGATATATTTTTCTACAAGTGCCTATAAAACTACTTGTGCTTTGTTTTTCCCATCCACCAATTCTTTCAGGTCTGCCTTTACGAAACCTAACTTTATCTGCATCAAACCAGCCACCTTCGTTACTATAATTAGTACCTTCTTTGTTTATACCTGGTTTAAATACATATTTTCTTAATGGCATTATTTATACCTCGTGCCATTCTTTACCTTCAAAAAGTAAAGCCTCTGCTTCTCTACGTCTAATTAACCCTTGTAAAACTTTACCGCCAGCTTTATTCCATCTTTTAATTTGTGCAGGAACATCATCCCAATCTTTATTATTAATTTTTGTAAGTAATGTGCTTGAAGATAAATTTGAAGGTCCTAAATTAAATACCCATGATACTAAAGCATCAAATTGATTTTGATTTAAATCAACATTAACAGCATCATTAATATAACCTTCATATTCATCCATTTCATGTAGCAATAAATTATCAGCTTCTTCTTGAGTAATAGTGTCACCTTGTTTAACACCTTTAATTGAGCCAAATCCTATTGTCCAAACTCCTGCTGCACATTTATAAGCTTCTAACTCACAACCTTCAAATTTTTTAATTAATGATAATCCTTCTTGTGATATGTTCATTTGTTTACTCCTCTTTATTTGTAGTAACTGTTCTATAATACACAACAACTTCTTTAAGTTCATTTATATACCTTTTTAATTCTTGCATATTGTAAGCCATCACCTCGTAATCAGGTATTGTCATAGCTAAAAAAACTAATTCACCTTCTTGTTTTTCAATTTTTGCAAGTTGTTCTTCCCAATTATCAGGCGTAACAACAATCCACATAGGTTCTTTTAAATCTATTTCTCTAGGCATAATAGGTTGCACTATAGTCCTATCTAATGGTTTGGCTGTAACTTCTATTTGTTTAGTCGGAATTAGGCTGCAACTGCAAACCATTATCAAGGTCGTCAACAACATTGCTGATTTCTTCGATTTCTTCCATAATGTGTTTTGTACCATTATTTATTTTCCTTTCCATTTCTACTGGGTCTGCAAGTATTTTTGCAGATAATTCATAATCTTTTATAAACTGTGTATATCTGTTAAGTTCTCTTTGTGCTGCTTGACTTTTAACTGTCAGTTCATTTAATTGTGTTGTTTGTAAAACAAAATCATTTTGCAAACTTTGTATTGCTTCTTCTTGTGATGCTATAGCACTTTCTAAAGCAAGATTATTAGACTTTAAAGTAGTATTTTCGTTATATAAAAAATAAGTCGTAAAACCTAAAAATAATATTATGCCAATAAATACTTGTTGCATTAAACATCCTCTATAATATAGTTAAGACCTGCTGCACTTCTATATTCAACTAATTTATTATCTTCATCACGAAATTTAAGATGTTTTTCTTTTTGTGTAATTATTTTTTTAGATATGTATGTTCTATCATCTGCATCACCATATTCTTTATTAAAAGATACAGTAATTTTGTAACGTGTTTGAAATAAACTTATAAACCATTTAAAAATTAATTTTAATTTTATTTCCATGTGTATACCTGTAATGGTTTAGACTTGCCTTTAACCTCTATTGGTTTTAATAATTTTAACTTAAATTTAGATTTTTTGGCAGTTTCTTCGCCTATTAATGTTCCTACACCTGCAACTTTGGTACTTGATTCTAATCTTGCAGCAATATTACATGGGTCGCCTATAAGAGAAAATGCAAATCTATCAGTAGCTCCAAAGTTACCTGCAATACAAATACCACTATTAACTCCAATACCTATTGCTATCTCAGGTATACCTTCTTCTTTAAATTTAATATTTAACTGGTCTATGTTTTTTTCTATTTCTTGTGCTGCTTGTAAAGCTAAATTATGATGGTCATCTTGTGGAATTATTGTATTCCAATGAAACATACCTGCATCACCAATAAATTTATCAGTACATCCAAAATATTTATTAGCTGCTTTTACTTGTACATCTAATACATTATTCATAATGTATGTAACCATTTCAGGTTCTACCGATTCAGATAAACTAGTAAATCCTCTTAGGTCTGTAAATATAATACTACAGTCAACTCTATTACCATTTACTTTACAAAGCTCTGGATTATCTTGTAATTTTTTAACCATTCTAGGGTCAAGATATTTACCAAATTGTTTTTTAACTTGTTGTCTTAATTTATATTGCTCTCTAAATCTAAGATAAAAGCCTATAGAAGCTGTAATAAATTGTGATATTAAAGTCCAACTTACATCAATTAAGATTCCACGCTGTATAAGATAGTGTCCAAAAAATATTGTTGAAAAGAATAATAGACTGGTTAATGTTATTCCTGCCGTCATTCCAAAAATATTTACGCACAACCAAACAAAAGTTACTGTTATCACTAGAATTAATAATTCAGCAGCTAATGACCAATCAGGTATATAAGGACTGTCTTGTATTAAGATTGATTCTGCTAGTGCTGCTTGTATCTTATGTGGTTCTAATAATCCAACTGGTGTAGCTATTTGTGGCATTACGCCATTTGCTGTAACTCCAACAAATACGAATTTACCTGCAACATTCATATCTTTCAAATTTGTTTGTGGTGTATCAACCCAACTAATCCACTTACGACCAAGACTATCTGTTTTTACTGGTGGTATTCCTCTAATTGATATTTCTTCTATACCATTATCATTAGTTTTTATAATGTAAGTTTTAACACTAAACAATGCTTTGTATATTTGTGTGCCAAAAGAAGGAATCCAATTATTATTTGGAGTGCTTACAAGTAATGGTATTCTGCGAACAAGTTGGTCAACTTCGGTGGGAGCAATGGCTAGACCCTGCAGTGTATTATCTTTTAGAGTGTTCAGGTTTTCCTTAACTCCCATAGATACTATACCACTAACATGACTACCTTTTACAACTGTTCCTGTTGGTTTTGGATAATTACCTTTACCATCTTCAAACATTGCAATAACAGATGGTACATATCCAAGTGTTTGTGCAAAGACTTCATCACCACCCATTCTATCTGCTTGTGGAAAAGATATTACCCAACCAACTCCAATAGCACCTTCATTAATTAGGTCAACTTGTATTTGTGCAAGTGTTTTTCTAGGAAATGGATATCCACCTTCATTTTCTACATCTTGTTCTGTAATGTTTAAAATTACAAAATTACCTGATGGTTCTTGTTTTTTTACAAACGTATCAAATATTTTTAACTTTAATATTTCTGTTGGTACTGATTGATATATTAATGGCAATAAAAGTATTATAAGTATTGGTAATATTAATTTTTTCATCAATCACTTTGAGTTATTGTTATTGTGGAATCACTACCACCATTAACTTTTATTATGTTAGAAATGCCATCTTGTATAAATATTACTGTATAAGCATTATTTCCATCTAAATCTAACTGTACACTTTCATTAACACTTCTTCTTAAACTAACAACTTGTCCTGTAATTATAGTTGTTATCTGTGTATCTGGGTCTTTACCTAATAATGTTCCTGATATTTGTGTACTTGTAGCTTGTGCTAATTGGTCCTCTTCTTCAGTTATAGCTAATCCATCTAAAACATTTAATAAATCTTCTAAATAATTAACATCTAAAAAATTAATATCTAACTCATTAAACTCTAAACTATCTTCTTTAAGATAATCTTCTGCTAAATAATCTATATCTAAATCATTAAAATCTAATAAATTTTCTGATTTAGTTAAAACTGTTTGTTCTTCTATAACTACTTCTTCTTTAGGAGGAGTAACAATTAACATATTATCAATAACATCTAATGTTAAATCTAAAATAACTGGTTTGCTTGGTGCTGACTCAAATACGCTTACTGTAGTAGCTTCGTAAGGCTTATTTAATAAAACTGTACCCATAGCAGTAACTACTTCTATCTCACCACTAGAGAGCCCTAGAGCGTCTGGTAATAGTATAATAAGACTACGACCTAGTTCATCTACTGTAGCTGTAAAGTCTGTACCTCTTATTGCTATATTGGCTGTAGGAGTTTTAAGAGTAATATTTTGTTTATCTATTTTATTTAGATTGCCTGTAATAAATCTTGCTGTTCCAAGACCAAAAGTTAGAGCCATTTTTGATTTGCTTGGGTCTGCATCAAATATATACTCGTCTATTATTAATTGCGAATGTTCTGTCAAGCTTACTTTACTATCATCTAAAAAAGTAATAGCCATTCTGCCATTAGTCGTGATAGCTTCATCATTGCTT